TGCGAACGCAGAGGGGGGAGGAGGGGCCTATCCCCAGCCCGTCACCACTTCCGCGATGTCCTGAGGGGTGGGGTTACGTTTTTCGCCTTGGGGGCCGCCCGGTTGCCCTTTGATTGGTTGCATAGGCGACAGCAGACGCGAACATTGTCGTGCGTGTCGGTGCCACCGAGACTGTGAGGCGTGATGTGATCCACCTCGGCGCTAGCAGGCGTCTGTCCAACGTCGTAGTCGAGGAGCACGCCGCAGTCTGGACAGTTGGTCAACCCTCCACGCTTGGCGCGGTAGATAGCCTGACCTCGTATCCGCTTCCATGTCGCTGTGCCTGTGCGTGAGGTTGCCATGGTCACACCCCTTTTAATCCTGGATGCGGTGGGCAACGTTCGCTAGACCGTGACCGTCTCATACGTCACGTGGTAGTCGCCCGTGAGCTTCAGTGTCGTGATGCAGTGGGAGCAGAAGTACAGCACCCGCAGACTAGGCAGCAGCACCCGCGCCTTAGCCTGCGCTGATGGGTGCCTATCGCAGCATTGCCCATCCATCAGTCGTCGTCCTCTTCGGATCCCATGAGCGCCCAGTCAACGGCGTCTAGTTCGGCCTCAAGGGTCTCGGTTCGGAGGCGTGCGGCGTAAGACTCCAGCACGTCACAGATCGCCGCGTACAACCTCATGCCGAACCTCCATCTAGTCGATGATGTCGATGCGCGCCACGGCTGCCTTGGGAATGTAGGCCATGCCTGTGTCGAGTGCGAAGGCGAGGATATTGGTCTCGTCTTGCTGCCATGCTTCGAGGAGTGGCATTACTGACTCCTCATCGAAGTCGGCGATGTCGAGTGTGCCGCCGTCGAGGGTGTTGATGACCATCTTCACGTGCGGCTCCTTGGTGTTGAAGGGGTGAGTTACTTGCGGAAGGCTGCGTTCTCAATAGTCGGTCAGCTGCACGTTCACTCAGTGCGATTGGCGAGGGTCGAACTCGCGCCCGGTGTTCCATTCCGGGATCCATTCCCTCAACCGCTCTCCGCCGCTGATGGGTGTTTCGGCGGAGCCTTGCTATTTAGTTGTTCTAATCGCGAGTGCCGCAGTTTGGGCTGCCGCTCGGGCCAGTCAACCGGGGTGCGGATGTTGCATATCCGTCGCCCGGCACCACTGATTCAGTGGCACTCGCGAAGCTAAGAAGCCCTACCGTATGGGGGATTGGCAGGGCTCCAGTCTTTAAAACGAAGAAGGCCAGTCGCATTGACTGGCCTTGGATCAGGAACAACTGTCCCCTCTTCTTGACACACTATCTTATTTTGGCGGGTTCTGCTACTTCTGTGGCCTTGTGTCGTGCCATGCGTTGAGTACTTCGTGTGGGTGGTAGGTCGGTTGTGGGTGGATGGCGTGTGGTTTGAGTTTCCCGCGCCTGGCCCAGTTACGAATGTCCATGGATGTGATGGCGATCTTCGCGTGTGTCCGGAGCCATGGGAGCAGTTCGCGGGTGGGCATTGGTGGTGCGATGTTGCGTACCCGTTCGCGGAGTGCCGTGTGGTTGACGGCGTCCTCTTCGGGGCCCCAGACAAGGTACCTCGCGTGTGGTACCCAGATCCTAGCCATGTAGAGTTTCCGGCCTGCTTCGGGGTCGTTCATCGCTGCCGTGTGCGCCCGGTCTGGTAGGTAGCTTAGCCATGTTTGTAGCATCATGGCGTCGAGGTTTCCGGGCGGGCATGACCCTGGCTGGCTCCCTCCACCACCGCCGGGTTTCCGTGCTACTGCTGTCCCTGCCCGTGCCCCGTCGAGCAACGGGATGAGGACGGGCACGTCCTTGAGTAGCGCGTCTAGTTCGACGATGCAGTCCGTGCAGAGGTATATCTCGGTTTCCCGGTGGCAGTCGGTCGTCGTGCAGTACGTCATGTGCATTCCTTCCCGCAGCGTCGGCATGTGAGCGTGTACCGCCCGGACGTGTTGATGGCGTGGATGTTTAGGCGGCAGAGGAGGGTCATGGGGTCTCCTGAATCGTGATGTCCATTCCGGGTACGTTCTCGGCCCAGACTTTGCGGATGTTCCAGTGCGTGATCCTGGCGTCGTCGGTGATGACTTGGCTTTTGGTGAGGGCATCACCTATAGCTCGCTGGAGCTTGTCTAGGTCTGGAGGTCCAGCGGGGGAATCTCCAAACTTTGTTGAGCCAGGCTTGCGGAGGCCGACTGTCCCGGTCACGCTCACAGGCCCGTCCCATGTAACCCAGTCAGGTCCGGCGGCGAGCCTCGCCGCAGATTCGACTGCTGCCCGCCACTCCGGGAGCTTCTCGTCCATCTCGACGAGAACGATCTTCTTGCCACGCTTGAACGCTTTCTTACTACCCTGCGTTGCCGGCGAACCGTGCGCGACGATGCGGAGGCTACGTGGCGTTCTAACGGCCTCGTTTGCCACTCCATGCCCACGGACCCCTCCAGCCCCTCCCGTCTCTCCTGTGCCGTCTCTGTTCGGCTGTGAGCGGGTCATGCTGCGCCGCCGAAGATATCCAATACGTCCTGCGCGCATCTTTTAGCGATGATCTCGCAGTACTTCTCTTCAAGTTCCACGCCAATCACCTTTCGGCCCTGGTTCCTTGCCGCGATGAGTGTGGCCCCGGAGCCAGCGAAGGGATCGGCGACAACTCCGGGAGGGCACCTGTCAATCAGAAGTTCCATCAGGCCCACCGGCTTGGGCGTGGGATGCCCGACCGTGCGCACTTCTTGCGAGCGGAGTTCTGTTGTTGTTATGACGGATCGCTGTGGCGGGCTTGATGCGCGGAATCCGGCACCGATGATGTAAATCTCTTCATCCGCCGTATAGAAGGCGGCATTGAGCGGCCCAGGCTTAGCGCCAGCCTTGTCCCAAATTAGGCGTCCCTTGACCTTCGTGGGGCGGGGTGCTTTCCACGAGCCAAAGACAACTGCCGGCTTGCTGCCCCACATCAGGAGGGCTTCATCTCGGGCGGCTGTGTCGCCATCATTCTTCACGCCGCCCGAGTTGACTTGGTTGAGGTGCTCCTTGTCTTTGTATCCACCGAGGCGGGGCCTCCACTTCACTCCGTATGGCGGATCGGTTACCAGCACTTCGGCGGCGAGCCACTCAAGGTGTGCACTCAAGCAATCCCCGTGGTAAAGCGTGACGAGGTCGTCTTGGTAGTAGACACTCACGCCGCCACCTCGGGCCGTTCAGCCAGCACGAGTTCGTTAGCCCCGAACCAGAGCGCCCACGGTTCGAGCCCAGACACGTGGAATGGGTGATCCTGGCCCTCAACAACAGCCGTGACCGTGCCGACCCGGTCGAAGTAGCGGCAATTGGGGGAGGTGATGCGGACAGGGTCGGTGATGCGGAACTTGGTCATAAGGTCTCCTTGGGTTCGGCGCGGACGACGTCCATGGCCTTCGTGAGTGATACGTCTCGGCGGTTGACCATGCAGGTGAACAGCCGATAGGTTCCGGTAGCTCGGGTGTGCCAGGTGACGCGGATGGTTTCGCCGTCTTTGGCCTTCTTGGCTTCAATGCTGATGAATGGCGACTCTCCGGTGTCCTTGCCGTGCTGGACGACAAAGGACCAGCCGGCATCCATGAGCATGATGATTAGCTCTCGGCACTTGAGTGGGATCACGCGAGTTCTCCTTCAGGCAAAACAAAAGCCGCAACGTCTGCTGCGGCTTCGTGGTGGGTTGGGGTGGGGGTCGGTCTCATGCGGCGGCCCTCAATCGTTCGGAGGCTTGCGGGGTGATGCCCTTATCGAGCGCCATCGAGTAATGACCCCAGAACGACAATTCCGCCAATCCCGTCGCGCCGTGCCGATTCTTGGCAACCAGCGCGGACAGGTCGTCGCGGTTGTCGCCCATGATTTCGCGGTGGAGCAAGATCACGACGTCTGCGTCTTGTTCGACGGCGCCTGATTCGCGGAGGTCTGACAGCATGGGCATCTTGTCCTGGCGCTGCTCACTTGCCCGGTTGAGCTGGGATAGCGCGATGACGGGTACCTGCATGTCCATGGCCATGATCTTGAGTTGCCTGGACATGTCCGCGACGAACTCGTGTCGGGGTCGTTTGTCGCCGTGGGGTTGGGACATGAGTTGCAGGTAGTCCACGACGACGCCGGCGAGTGGCTGGCGGCGGTTGACTGATCGGGCGAACCGTTTGATGTCGGTGATGGTCACTCCGGATCGGTCATCGACGAATAGTGGCACTTTGTCCCAGGCTGCTCGGCGGTCGCGGATCTTTGCCCAGTCGCCGGGGGTGAGGTTGCGTTCGATGAGCCTGGAAACGTCGATGTGCAGGTCGGATGAGACTGCCCGGATCTGCACATCGTTATTGGACATTTCGAGCGAGGAGAACGCGACGGAGCCGTGCGCTGTCAGCCCCTTGGCGAGGTTGAGTGCGATCACCGACTTGCCCACGGACGGTCTGGCCCCGACGACGTAGAGTGCACCTGGCCTGAGTCCGCCGATGATCTGGTTCACGGCATCCCATGGCGTCGGGTGGTGGTTGATCTCCTCATCGAGCGAGCCGAGCATGACGTCGATGGTTTCCCCGAACGACTGGACAACTGACCGGGTCGCCCTTGAGGTCATGTCCACCTCCCGCCGTGACGCTTCAACGAGCTCGTCAACGTCCCCGCCGCTCGTGGCCAGGTCTTGGATCTTCCGGCCCGCAGCAGTCAGCCTGCGCCGTGTGGCAAGGTGCGCCACGATCTCGGCGTAGTAGGCGGCTGACGATGCGGACGGGACGGTGCCGGCGAGTTCGTGGGTGTAGGTGTTGCCGCCGATGCGGGCGATCTCCCCGGCCGTCGTGAGTGCGTCGCTGATGGTGATCGCGTCCACTGGGTTGCCTGCCGCGTGGAGATCCAAGATCGTCCGGTAGATGGTCTCGTGTGCTGGCCGGTAGAAGTCGCCGCCGTCGAGGATGTCCGCCACGTCAGCGATGGCGTCACGGCTAATGAGCATCGCGCCTAGCACTGACTGCTCAGCCACGACGTCATGGACTGGGTTTTCGTCGGTCACTTGTAGAACTCCTTATTCCATGGACTGGATGCGGCGGGTTTGTTTGATTGCTT